AAAGAGGAACCCAAGGAGGAACCCAAGGAGGAACCCAAGCAGAAACGAGTGCTCAAAGTCAAAGTGGCAGTCGAAACGGAACCACCTGTGTTCTTCTTCGCAGGCAATCCAGCGTTGAATGAGTTCAAAGAGTTCAGTACAATGCACGAAGCACCGATTCAAGTTGATGGAACAACCTTTCCAACAGTTGAACACTATTACCAATGGTCCAAAGCCAAACAGTTCGGAGACGCAGAGATTCAAGCGAAAATCATGAAGACAGCCAGTGCAAAGTCTGTCAAGTCCTACGGTAAGAAAGTCAAGAACTTCAATGAAGAAGCCTGGACTGAACGAAAAGACCAAATCATGCGAGTGGCGGTCAAAGCCAAGTTCATGCAGCATCCAGAGTTACTGAAGAAACTGCGTGATACGGGAACACGACCGATTGCTGAAGCGGACCCTCGTGGAAAATACTGGGGCATTGGAACTTCCGCTGACACTTCAAAAGCCAAAGACCCTGAACGATGGCCTGGTAAGAACGTGCTAGGAAAGATACTCATGGAGCTTCGAAGTGAATTGAAAGAATCGTAAGTAATAAATGGGACAAAACTCTGCAAAGCCTCAAGTGATGTTCTTTCCTGCGCTTCCGGGTGGACCGGGCGGACTCGGAGATCAAGCAGCAATGGCATATGCCCAAGGAGCACGAACACCCGGAGAAATGGCACGACAAATGGCACAAAATCAACTCTTAGCGTTCGTGTTTACAATCATCATTCTAGGGATCGTCTTTTTGGTCTATTGGTGGATGGGCAAAGAGGTTCCCATTAAAAAAACAGTTCAAAAGTTTCGCAATATCGAACCACACGATGAAACACCGGATAACTACGAACGGGTTTGACGATAGTAGTCCTCATAGGACATGCGCGGGGCAGGAGGTGCGTTATTTGAAATCACATGCGGTACAAAGCGGTTGAACAACTGCTGTCCCACAAGTGCAGAAGCTTGTTCAGAGGTGAGTTCACCACGTTCGATTTTTCGCTTCAGATTCAACATTTCAAAAAAGGTTTGATCCAGTCGGTCTTCAATGTGTAGTTGAAACAAACTAGGATAGTTGAAATATAAGACTTCATTCTCAGCCTTCATAGCTTCTTCATATTCCAACTTCTTTCCACTCTCTTTGAGTGCGCGATGTTTTGCTTTACTTGTATCCATCTGACGCACCAGTGCTTGAATCTGAGTCGCGGTCAAAAGTTTGTCATTGATATTACGTTCTCCTTCACGGACTTCTTCGGGTGTAAGTTCACGAGCCTGCATGTTTATAGGAAGACTCTATAGTTTAAACGAGAACCGCCCGCAGCTTAGTCATGAGACTATCACATTCATCGGAATGGGTCATTCCTGTTAAGATGATGTTTCCAGTTCGAAACACTTTTGCAATCCATTTGGTGTCAGGGAAGTAGATTTTGACTGCAGGATACACTGCAGGTTCATAGTTGGTCTTGAATCCTTTGGTTCGCAGTGTTGCGTGAAGTGTATCGCGAGACAGATTGGTCACTCCTACCAACTTGGTCTTGTAGTTCATGAGGACTACACGACGATTGTCTGGAGTCCATGTGCCTTCTATTACTGCATGAGGACAGGTAGTTGTAATGTGGTCGCGTAATCGTTCAGTTACATCTCGGTCATAGCGTTCATCCAATACACCTGTGATATGAAAGACGCCGTTCTGAAAGATTTTGATAGTGATTTCTTTATCAAGTAAAGTTCCGTCACCTGAAGACAATACAACCAAGGTAATACTATTATGTCCAAATCCTGTCGTTCTTCGGGGCTGTACAGCAGTCTTGCGATGACGAATACGGTCCTTACGAGACTCTCCACGACGAAGCACGCCTTGTTTTTCAATTTTGATTATTCTCTCTGTCAGTGGTAGTTCGTGCACCAAAACATCGGTGTTCAATCGCACTCCCATCGTATACAGCACGACCATCGTTGTGAGTGTTGGTGAATCCATTGGGTCTTTCTGTGTAGAGGGTATTGATTTCGTTTTTCCACGCATGCGACAATGAAAGTGGAAAGGCTGTAACAAGTCCACAGGTGAACTTACGAAGAGCTTTGCGTAGAATCACTTCTTCATGCGGTGTTAACATCCAACCATCCAGGTATCCAAACCACAATCGAACATCGGTCTGATGCACACAAATATCTTCAACCGTTTGTGCGAGTTCCTCTAATGGAGTCATCGATAAGTCAATCCAATGAGGAGGTCGTTCAACCTTGAAGGTATACACCTCCAGCATTGTATTGTTGTCACTAGGGTTATCTAAACGCAGATAAAAACGCAGTTAGCTCACCCGTCATTCGAACTGTTGAGGTTCCTTTAGGAACGGTTGAAGGACGCTGAATATCCAACAACAATACGATTCGGTCTTCTGAAGGATGAAAGTTGAATGCTTTATGTAGTTTTGAATCATCAAACACCATCCACTCTCCTTCTCGATGAAACTGAAACACATCATTGACTACCACTCCACAGAGAATATCACCTTCTGGAACTTTGACCGGTAAATGACATCGCAACACATGATTGGACAACGACGCCCATCCATGATGATATTTCAGTGCAGTATAGGGTCCTAGACGACTAAACCCTGCAGTTCGTAATCCAGGGATTTGTTTGAGCAGTGCAACTGTTTTTGGAAATCGTCGAACTGCGGATTGATTCCATTGAGTCTTTGAAGGGTCATTGCCTGGAAAGGTTGCACAAAAGGGAATGACCTTCCATTCAGAGTCAGGGGTTTGATCGTATAACGTTCGTTCAGGCCAATCTTGCCATTGATCGTCATTCAGTTCAGATTTCACTACATCCAACTCAATCCGCTCAAGCTCGGGAAAAATAGACTGCCAGTGATAAAACTCCATTACGCGTTGGGTATCGATGTGTGTAAACGATTACCTACCTTGTCCTTCAATGCGTTTTGTTGAGCCACTGTCAAAGAACATCCACACCCTCTCGCAAAGACAGGTGGCTTACCACACACTTGGCAACAGGCTGCAGTTGAATAACCATTCTGATAGGCGTTCTTTGCGGCTTGTTTGAGTGCAGCTTGAGTATCCGTTCGCAACAAGTCGTTGTATTCAGGTATTGTGGTCGATGAATAACAGACAGGACTAATCTGAGATGCTTTTGTATTGCGGGGAAGTTGAGATTGAGCCACCGCTTGACCTGCAGTAAACTCGTTGTAAGTGGATTGGTCTTGCACGGTATGTGCCTTGGCGTACCGTGAGTTCACGCGAGTCGAAGGTCCGTCCAACACGAGAACACCTGCAGATGCAGGAGTTTTACTGTCTTGAACACCGGAGGCGGCTAATCGTTTGACGATTTCCGTTTGATGACCTGCGTCACGGTGGGGTCGTGTATCTTGAACCTTTGCAAGGCGTTGTTGCATTCGTCCTAGGTATTCGCTATACGAAGACATTTACTCTTTACTGTGAAGTAAAAAGGAATGGAGGTGTTACGGATACGGATTCCGAACATTCACTATTGTTGTGAGAAGGACTGCTATGAGCTGTCGACTTCATTACGGTGTCGTGAGTGCACACTCAGACTCTTCTTAAACGCCCGGGTGCGTCAAGAAATGCCTGCGACAACACTCCCTCGTCAATGCAAGATCGTCCATAGCACGCCCCTCAGCCGTTTTTTGAGTGGTTGAGGTTAGATACACCAACTCATCCTTTTCAGACCGACCATCTTCAACACGTTTCCCCTTCACTAACTCTAGATATCGCTTCCACTTGCCCGCAATAGGCAGATTACAAGTATAACAACGAATCGGAATCGGGAAATCCATACTCTCTCTTGTTATCCTTTCCTACTTCCGTTTTTCTTGTCTACCGAAGAAATAATGAAAACTCGTGTCCTCCTCGTAGTGGGTGTTTTGGTCGTTCTAATCCTTGTGTCTTTTGCAGTCTTAGGCGCCCAGCAGGGAGCTTTTCCAGGTGTCATCGACCTTCCCGCGCGAGTTCAACGCGATTTAGCAAACGAGAAAAAGCGATTCCTTCCTGAAAACAGCGTCGACATTTCAATGGCGATGAAGTTGATTACCCATGACCCACCGAGTTTCTATGGACCTCCTGGAACTCAACCTCCTTTATTGTTATACCCTCCCTCTGAAGAGACACTCGAACGAATGTCGGGCAGATAAATAATGAAAGCCTTCAAGCAGTTTCTATTGATTGCATTGGTCGTGATTGCGTTGTTCCAAGCAGGTGTCGGAGGACTCCGTGACATGTTTGGATTCAGTCTGTTCGGTATCTCGGCTCAACATGGTTGGCACGATGCGATTATCGTATTGTTACTTGCTATCTTGGTTGCGATTACCATATAACCTCCAACTCTTGTGCGGACCAATACTCTGCAGTGTCGTTGGGCATCTGTCGACGAATCAAGAAGGGTAACTTTCGTTGTTCAATCTCTCGCTTTGCAACATTCCATACAAACATCGGGTCGCTTGTTTTGAGTCCTTCTAGACTTACCAGCGGTTTCGCTCCTTGGGCAATCTGTTCTGCGCGTGTCGCAAGTAAGGTTGTGTATTCGTATTTCGTAAAGTATTCGCGGGTTTTGCGGGGCTGTTTCAAGGCATCCATCACTTGGGTTCGAAAGACAGGTTTTACTTCAGGATGGTCCATTGTATGTGTTGTCCGAAGATTTACCTGAAAATCTTACGTTTTACATAAATGCCATATATCCCTGACGCATCCAGTGTAACTCGCCTTCAACGAGCCCATGCAACAATCCCTGCGGACCCAGTGAAAAAGTCACGAACCTTTGAAGCCGTCACTAAGGGTGGATATCAATCCGCACTGCTTCGTGCGTCCGATGTAGGACAGGAGGCGTATTTTCGGCAATCCGTCCTTGCTATTCCTCCTTGGAAGTCGCCGCAGTTCAACGGAAGGTTTTTCGTGAAGTAAAGTAATGCCAACCCTCTCTGCGTCGGACTACACCAACTATTTGAAATATAAGACAGCTGCACTTGCGTATACCTCTGGAAACGCTCCCCGTGCAATCCAGACAGTGGACCAAGCTGCACCCACTATGAATGTCATCAACTCCATAGTAAGAACGAGCCAAGCTGCCTTTGTTGTCAACCCACAACAGACCGTCATTACTGGCTTGAACTATGTGCGTGCACGAGCCCCCGAGAGAACCAACAACCCAAAAAACTTGTCCACCGTCTCTTGGGCGTCTGGTAGTAGTATCACGTCTACAACCTCTTCCAAGACTCAACAACCTGGAGGCTTACCTGCAAAGAATGTAGTCGGAACCTACACACGTCTTCCACAGAATGCTGGATGGATTCAAGGCAATATGATTTCAAGTGGACCTAAACGCTTCTAACCTCGTGCAAGCTGCTTCCACGTAGTATTACAGACTGCACATTGATACAACCATCGAACATTCACAGGATCCAACTTGATTCCTACAATCTGTGAGTCGCTGCCACGGGTCGAGCAGGCGTCATTGGGACAGACCATTGTTGTAAAGCGAGGGAGAGTTGGGTCATACTTTAGATACGGATTGATTGAATACTGAACCGAGGTATCCTGTTGAAGGTCGTGCTCGTACACGACAGGATTTGCCTTTGTAATCTCTTCTTCGTAAGGACAGCTACGACACTTGAGAAATGCAGACTTGTCTCGCTCCTCAAGCGAGTAAAGAAAGTTGTAACACTGTTTGCAGAAGTGTGCCTTGTTTTATTAGGTCGGCGTAGATTCCTTTTGAAATCTGGAAACATGCGTTCAAAACGGACGGTGCACCGCTTTCTTCTCGGAGGTAATAACACAGCAATGTCTACCAAGCTCGATTTCTTTCTAAAAGGCAACCCTCATGGGAAGTCTGATCAAGAAAGGGCAGGTCGAAAAACTGAAAAGGGACAACCCTACACCTTCAACACAATGGATGGATATGATCACTGGCTGGTCAACTCCGATGACCTAAACGACTTCTACAAGCTTTACTACGCAAACCTATTGAATGGCGTACCGATGTATTACACCGAACGCTGCACTCCAATCGGAGAGCTTCGTGTAGACCTGGACTTCAAATACGAAGGAATGGTTGAAGAGCACAAACATACACCCGAACAAACTACCGCCTTCGTCAAGGCTTACATGGAGGAAGTGCGAAAGCTCGTAGACTTGAAAGACGATGTGGAAATCTATGTGCTCGAGAAAGACAACCCTACCTTTCAATCCAACAAGAACCTCTCTGCCTCTGGAATCCACATTCAGATTCCCTCCATCAAGTCTCGTCCTTCTGTAGAAGAGACCATTCGCCGTGTCTTGGTGCGACGCATGGAAGAGTTCTTCCCAAATCTTGGACTCCTACACGACTGGAACAAGGTCTACGACACCAGTCCTCTCAACCACAATGGACACTGGCCGATTCTAGGCTCCAAGAAGAAGGACGATGGAGCACTCCCTTACAAGATTCGCTATGTGCTCGACTATGACCACGAGACCGGTGAACTCAGTATGGATACCAATGTTCCTGCAGTCCCTACTTTGGACTTGATTCGCAAGCTCTCTACCCGTTCTCTTGCATCCGAAGAGACACCCTTGACTCCCTATGGTGAACAGAACTGCAGAGCACCTTCAACGGAAGTGCCTCGTTCTATCTCACGAGGACGCACAACCGCACGTGAAACCAATGATTCTCGTGCTTCATCGCCTGGAAGACAATACATTGAACCCTTGACTGCAGTTCGTAAACAATACATTCGCGACCATGTCTTCAACCTCAACTCCGAGCGACACATCGACTATGACAAGTGGATTGAAGTGGGAGTGTGCTTGAAGAACATTCATCCTGACCTAGAGGATGTGTTCCAAGACTTTAGTGAACAAGTGAATGCGACAAAGCCAGGCAGTTACAATCAGTCTCAATGCATGAACAAGTGGAATGGCTTTGGCTTCCGTGTAGAAGGTGAACGTCTTGGTGAAAAGAGCTTGCGATACTGGTCACGAGAGGACAACCGAGCAGGCTACGAGGAGATTGAGAGCCGAAATGTTGACAAGCTGGTCGATGATGCTGCTGCAACTGCAACCGATTACGATGTTGCCTTGGTCGTTCACGCAAAGTATCGAGATGAGTTCCGATGCGGCTCATTCGTCAACAACGACTGGTATTACTATGTCGGACACATCTGGAAGAACTCGGAGAAGGGTGTTGAACTCTTGAAGCGTCTCTCTTCGGATGTAGCCAAGATGTTCTTGGAGAAGCAACTGATTGAAGGAGAACGTCTCAAGCATACATCCTGTGATCACAAGGAACACAACCCAGAGTGTGATACCTGCAAGTGTGAAAAGAAGATGAAGGAATACTCTGTCGTCCGCATGAAGCTCAAGAGCAATGCCTTCAAGAACAACATCATGCGCGAGTGCCAAGTGCTCTTCCACGACGCAGAGTTCTCCAAGAAGCTCGATGACAACAAGCACATCATCGCATTCAACAATGGAATGTTCGATACACTCACACAGACCTTCCGAGAGGGTCGACCAGACGACTATGTCAGCATGTGCACCAACATCGACTACAAGCCTGACATGAAGTATCACGAGTTCGCGTGCTGGAAAGAACTTAAAACCTTCCTTGAACAAATCTTACCGATTCCAAGTGTACGTATGTTCTTCTGCAAACACCTTGCAACTTGTATCTCGGGTGTCTTCCAGCCTCGGTTCATGATTATGACTGGCAACGGTTCGAACGGCAAGTCGATGTTATTGAACTTGATGGCAACCGCGATGGGTGACTACTGCTACAAGGTGAACGTGGCGATGTTCACACAGAAGCGTAACAAGGCAGGTGCTGCTGCGCCCGAGTTGATTCGTATGAAGGGCCGTCGCTTCGTGATGATGTCTGAGCCAGACGAAGGAGACCCTCTCTCTACAGGTGTTCTCAAGGAGTTGACCGGTTGCGAAAAGGTCTCTGGACGCGACTTGTATGGAGGTTCCAAACAGATTGTCGAGTTTGATGTTCAAGCCAAGATGCACTTGGCGTGTAACGAGAAGCCGCCTGTGAATACCAATGACGGAGGCACCTGGCGACGATTGAAGGTGGTTCACTTTCCGTCCAAGTTCGTAATGAACCCACAAGGACCGAACCAGTTTATGGTGGATGAGACGATTCAGCAAAAGGTGTTGTCATCCGAGTGGGCGACCTGTTTCATGAGCTACTTGATTCACTTGTATACCGAAGGCAAGGGTCTTGGTAAGTTGTCTCCTCCCGCAGAAGTGGATGCATACACCAACGAGTATCAGGACGATTCAGACATCATTGCTCGATTCGTTCGCGAGTATGTGCACACTGACGAAGTAATGGAGGGAGTAACTGTTTCATGGAATGATGTATCGTCTACCTTCCAGGAGTGGAAGCGTCAGAACGAGTTGAGTTATCGTGGAAGTGCGACAGACTTGAAGAAGCGATTGGAAGAACGATTTGGAAAGTACCCTAGGAACGGATGGACCGCCTTCCGTTTCGGCGGCGTTTAGCAGGTCTCTTCTCCTTATTACGGTAGGTGCGCTTTCGACGACCACCCTGAACACCATCGGTAGTGTTGGCAAGAGGCACGGTCTGTTTGGCTTGACTTAACTCGGTGTTTGCCTGAGTCAACTCACTTTCAAGGCGAGTGACCTCTGTTTTTGCCTTGGTCAAGTCAGCTTCGATACGAGTGACCTCGTCTTTTGCCTTGGTCAGTGCGGCTTGGGCGGCGTCCACCTTAGCTTGGGCGGCGTCCACAGGGCTTGCGGGTTTTGATGAAAAAAAGCTCATAATCGCACTCATTGTTCTATTCAACTATTTTTCATATTTATCCTCGTTGTGCGCCAATCTTGGAGAGGTAGTATGTGCGGAGGACGCCAATTGCATAGACGACAATGGCGAAGGAGATCATGAGCTGAATGGTGGCGGCCAAGAGCTCACCAGTCTTGAGGGTGACACCGCCGACGACCACGACGGATTCTGTTAAGCCCTTGCTTCCGAGAGGGGCAAGGAGAGGGGCGATGATGCCGTCTGTGAGTGCGGAAAAGAAACGAGAGACGACTGAACCGAGGTAAACTGCCGCTGTGAGAATGATGATATCCTTTGTGTCTAACATTTTGTTTAGAAGCACGGATAATCTTTTGGACGTAAGTGAACAATGGATACCCGATTCTGGGGGCCTTCGGGATGGCAACTCTTTCACTTGATTTCTTTTTCACCTTCACCTCGAGAAGTATTGGACGATATGAAAGATGTGTTGCCCTGTGCCTTCTGCCGTGCGTCGACGACCGAGTTTGTGAAAAAACACCCTCCCTCCAAGCCCTATGGGCGGTGGCTCTACGACCTGCACAACAAAGTCAACAACAAGCTTCGGCGGCAGTGTTCTGAGGATCCCTCGGTGATTTGTCCCGAGGCGGACCCTGAGTTTGAAGAAGTGAAACAACGGTATGAAACCATGAAACCTACTGCAGTGCCTGGACGAGACTTCTTGATGGCGATTGCGTACAACTATCCTTCAGACCCCGAGCCGCGGGATATGTCGACTCAACGTGAGTTCCTGCATCATTTAGCCGATGCATATCCCTTTGAATCGTTCCGCAGTGTGTTTCAATCTTACATCAAAGCCCATGAACCTGCTTTGAAGAATCAAAAAGCCTATACGAAGTGGATGTATGGACTTCTTCACGAGTTATCAGCTGTTGCAAAGGTTCCAATGAAGAGTTATCGTGGCTACATGGCTCATTTGGCGTATTACAAGAGCGGTTGCTCACGTAAGACGTATAAAGGAAAAACCTGTAGGCGTTTGGGAGGGGGAAAGTATACGAAGCAACGAGACCACACGATGACACGACGTGTCACCCATAAATCTTTATTATAGTTACTTCTTCTTGTCTTTCAAGGCTTCGAGTTGACGCACATGTTTCGCAGAGTAACATGTGTCTTTACCTTTGGCCTTATCTTTTGCGGATTTCTTGCTTTCTTTACGAGTTTTAGGGTCTTGGTCCATTCTGTGAGAGGGGAGGTTGTTTGTTTAGTAAATCATCATTCCGTTTTTCTTGCTTCCCCTGCGACGACGAGCTCCGGCTTGACCACCGACTTCACCCGCAGTGCTTGCACCAGGACCTGCGCTAGTAGTGACGCCGCCAAACAACTTGAACATACGACGAGCAGTCTTCTTCTTAGAAACCTTGGCAGTCTTCTTGTAGGTCTTTGCAGCCATCTTTAAGACTGCGGACAGAGGCTTGCCCTTATTGGCACGCATAGTCTTCTTAACGTGGGACATCCATGCACTTCGCTTGCCGCCGGACATTTCATTTTCAGTATTCATTTTGTTTACTAGGTAAGAAAGATTCTGAACGCAGGGCTTCAGGTTTTTCGTGGAACCCACCTTTGCTTGAATCAAATAAGTTCCATTGACATCCCATGGCTAAGGGTCTGTCCCGACGAACATTCACCGTTCGAAGTTCGGCGTCCGGTGCGACCATGACGATATGATCGCGAGTATAACGTATCAACTCCTTTTCATCGCGTGAATGAAGAGCTTGTTGATAGGTGAGACGACGCAGTCCAGACTCAGTCCATGACAGATTGACCAAGTCGTCCAACTCGGTTCCCTGCGTGCCTCCCGAGACAATCAACACCTTGTCCTTCAAGCTATCGAGAGGAAGAGTAGGAATATTCTTGGTGGTTGAGACCAGACGACGGCGGACAGTCGTCATTAAATGTTCAGCCATGCGATTCAACACAATGGTCTTGTCGGTATGCGGCACAATGGACAAGATGAAGGGGTCATTCGATGGGAACGCATCGTTTGCAATGAGGATACAGACTTGTTCAAAGGTAATGTTATCGGTCGCATAGTCGTATCCATCGTTTTGAGGATGAAGAGCCACTACTGGATGGTCTTGTTCATCGGAATACACATGGACTTCTAAGAGACGCACACCTCGAGCCAATGCAGTTGGAATGTCTTCAAACACAGAGCCAGGCACATAGTAATCACAGAGTCGTTTGCGAGTCATCAAGACAGGTTGGACTCCTAAGGTTTCGTCTTGTAAGAGGTATCCGATGAAGACAAGTAAAAGTACGACTAATAGCCATTCCATTATTCTTTTGCGGATGATTCTTTCTTGGGCATCGTGAACAACAGATTGCGAAAGAGATTGACCACATCATCGGGCATCGATTGGTCCATCGGTAAGTTCATCAAGCAGGCGTAATGGAAGTATAAGCAATACATACCGCATTCAGAATCCTTGTATTGGTGTCGCGTCTTATTATAGGTCATCTTCATGGGGTTTGCGTGAATGCCCGTAGAATCCCATTGGTCTTTCCATCGTTTCATCAACACTTTGATTTCCTTCTCAGGATGTTTTGCATACGAATCAAAATAAGTAACACGAGGAAACTCCAGCTCAGGACGGACATCACAAAACACTGCAACCCAATGTTGACCTGGACCATCGTGTGGGTCTGTATTGATGACAATCCCAAACTGCTGCTTTCCTTTGTCGTAGAGTGATTTGAGTTTCATGGAACACAAGGCAGAGACTAAACACTTTTGGGTTTCGGACTTCAAGTCAAAGTCGATGGGCACCGTTCCAATGTAATGGTAATCTGCAAAGACTTCGGTATAGTTACGCTCCACTGCATCAATGTCGTCCGACGATAACCATTCATATCGGTTCAACGACCATTCCTTGGGTGCCTTGGGTCTGCGTAAGAGACTGGAGACAATACATTCAGCTCGACCGGTCTTGCACTTTTCACGAAAACGGTCTTGAAGTGATCCCCATGTGTCTTCTGCAGACTCCTTTGGGATAGGTGCTTCGCGTGGATGTTCCTTATTGTAGACTTGTCGTAGTCGTTCGATTTCGTCTTCGTCAAACACCGACATCCCTTGTTCAAAACGGACACTTTTAAACAAGGGACTGAACCTCTTATGGACACTTTAACACCAATACTCACTCGCTACCTAGAAGTCAACAAGCAACTCGCAGACATCAATACTCGTGCAAAAGACCTTCGCGAACACCGACAAACCCTTGAGTTAGATTTAGCCGCTGCGTACACTGAAAGCACTCTACCCGCAAAGATTGAGTTGAATGCTTCAAAGTTGGTCTTTCAAGTGAAGAAACCAGGTGAATGGAAAAAGGGATGGTCGCTTTCGAAGAAGCAACTACAAAACTACTTGATAGAGATTCTTCCCGAACATGGGGAAGATGTAATGAAAGAGATTGTGCGTCGTCATGAACACACTTTAGTTGCAGATGAATATTCGTTTGAATTGAAAGCATTACTTGAGTGAGAGATAGGTCCTAGTGGGGGGTGCTTTCTGTGCTTCTCGAACTTGTCGGAGCATCTCTTGCAGTTGTTGAAGGTCTTTTTCTACAGTTTGAAGATTCGTTTCTACCATGAACCCTGTATGGATTCTCGCGATACACGGTGCCATCTCTCGATGGGCGCGAACAACACGGGCAGTCAGAGTCACTAAAGCTTTTTCCATTAATGTATGATGTTGTCGCAAGATATTTTTAAATGATAGTATACAAAATGGATCTCAACGTTATTGTTCCAGTGCTTCTCTTCATTTTGTTATCCCCAGGTGTGCTTCTCTCCTTACCCCCAGGTTCATCCCGCCTCGTTCAAACAGTGACTCATGCAGCTGTCTTCGGTGTTCTCTACACCGTATTACGAATGGTATTTCCCCAATATTATTAAAACGGACCTAAATCAAGCCAGACATAGACTATAATGGAATCCTATTGTCCTTATAACTCCTCCAATCGCCCATTCACTGAACGAGATATTCACAAACTCCTTCATAAACACGGTTTGCCACACTATCGAGCACAGAATGTGCGAGTGTTTCAGACCGCGATGGTCCATACAACGTATGTCCGGAGAACGGACTACACAACTCCCGATGGAACGCCAGCACAACTTGCACCCTGTCCAAATGGAGTCATGCCACTTCAAGATGAATCCTATGAATGTTTAGAGTTCGAAGGCGATTCAGTCTTGGGTGTCTGCGTTGCTACCTATCTTCGTAAGAAGTATCCCGAGAAGAAGCAGGGATTCTTAACCGATGCACGCAAAGTCTTGGTGAATAACGAATGTATCGGACAGCTCTCACGACAAATCGGTCTTGATAAGTTCTATGTGATTTCACGACACAATGAGGAATCACCCGCCATTGCAGGGCGTAACAACACTAAGAAACTGGGGGATATCTTTGAAGCCTTTATCGGTGCGTTGTGGACTGACTGCGGCAATCGATTCCACATTGTGTATACCTTTGTAACCTCTGTAATGGAGGCATACCTAGACATTGAAGAAGTGATTCATGAGACTACGAACTACAAGGACTTGTTTCAGAAACAATGTCAACGTGAGTTGAAGTTAACACCGACGTATGAGATGTTATCGAATGACCCGAAGAAGAATGAAATACGTGTTGCAGTCTGTGATGCGAATGGTAAGCATCTAGCCTATGGACACGGAAGCACACGTAAAAAGGCTGAACAGTTAGCCGCTAAACACGCACTCGAAGCTTCTGCGTAGTCAAGCGTCCTTTGCGATACCGTTTCATTGTACGTCCTCGTGTCTGTAAGACCGATTTGGTGCAAATCCCAATCGCTGCAGATTCCTTATTCCGAGCCTTAACCGTTTTTCGCACACTCTTGACACACTTATTGAACTTGGACGAAATACGCATTACTTATCGTCTAGGAGAGAGTTTCGTCATCGCCGCAATTTGTTGGAATTTGTTTCGCAACTTATCCACTTCTTCATCGCAGATCGCAAGGTCTTCACGAAGTTCAATGACTTCTTTATTTAGAGGGGACTCACTAACGTAGATAGACTTCGGGATTGCTGCAGGTGGAACCACAGGAGCAACCACAGGTGGAACCGACTTACGTGTCTTCTTCTACTTGACCTTTCGTGTCTTTTTAGCAACCACAGGGACCACAGGTGCCACAGGGACCATAGGTGCCACAGGTGCCACAGGTGCCACAGGAGGGATCACAGGAGCAACCGACTTACGTGTCTTCTTTGTCTTCGACTTTACCTTACGTGTCTTTTTGGCAACCACAGGAGCAGCAGGGGCAACCACAGGAGCAGCAGGTGCAGCAGGAGCGACCATAGGACTTGGTTCACTTATTGCAAGTGAGTTTGGTTTCGGAGGGGCAGCACGTAAAGGAGCATCGGGAGGGACAGGACCACCATAAGCAATCGGAATGATCTTACGTAGAGTTTGTGAGAACTTTGCTTCATCGGTTGTTTTTATCATTTCAACAAACTGGTCCAAGAATCGCAGAACATATTCTTGAATGATAATATTCTCTTGGTAGGCTACACCAATCAACGCCAAGGTATCCCATGACCTGCGTAGAACATATCGCAGTTTTCTCTTCCCTTCCGCAGTGTTTTGTTTAAGCAATCCTTTGTAAGGACCTTTATTCATGATAAGTGGGTAAATCAACTCATACTCACCACGCTTTTTGACATCTCTTTTCTTAATAAACTCAATTAACGCGTCTATCGTTCCAGGTCCTTGACTATCCACTGAACGTCCCCAATCATGTGCAACCAATCGACCGTTCATCATCGCAACATTCCATCGGTGTAAATCTGTGTGTAGCAATCCATACTCGTTAATGTAACTAATTGCAGTGGTAAGGTTCATCATAGGGGCTACCAACGGGGTTTTTCGTTCATCATAGGGGCGTGTGTAATCACCCAAATCCCCCTGCTGTTTAGGTGTGATGAGATTGACTAAGTCTCCTGAACTAAGTGCTTTAACTTCGCAGGAGCCTTGTTGGTCTTCAGGCTTGAACTTGGGCTTGCATGAGTTGGTCGCAAAGTTGACATAGTTGCGAATCGTTGGAAATACGGTTTCAACATTGGTTACAACTGTTTGAAGTAGTTTTTGTTTTTCGCGTTCACCTGAACGAACCGATACAATACGAGACACCTTGTTTTTGACGTCGATCGATGGATCAGGAGGGTCACAACTCACAGGAGGGTCGTACACACACGTATCTGCGCCATTGGCAAGAAACTTACCACCATACATTGTATTTACGAAACACATTGTTGCGCGGACGCTGTTGAAGTAGAATTTATCCTCCGAGAATATAAACATACATGGGTGGTGGTCTTCTTCAACTCGTTGCCTATGGTGCACAAGATGCGTATATCACTGGAAATCCTCATATCACCTTCTGGAAGGTGTTGTTCAAACGTCATACCAACTTTGCCATTGAAGCCTTCCGTGTGAACTTCACTGGCGCACCCAACTATGGACAGCGTCTCGTGGCGGTAGTGAACCGCAATGCAGATCTTATCTGGAAGACCTACGTTGAGGTCGTTCTCCCAGACACTTATACTGGACAGGCCACCCCTATCTATTGGTCAGGTGACGACCAGCGCCGTATTGGATATCTCCTTCTCAAGAAGATTGAGCTTGAGATCGGAGGTCAGATCATCGACACACATTACGGAGAGTGGCTCTA